AGTCTGTTTCCATGGATCTTCATAATCACTGTCTTTATGATAAGGCAATGGGTAAGCATTTGGGGTGGACATTGTGCCACTATGACATCTGGCATACTTAATGATGTCATTAGCATAGTGTTTGATATCCTCCAGATCAGCATGAATCTCTTTGTAGATCTTCATAGCATTTTTCTGGTTGGGTATCCCTTTAACTTTCTCTTCTATGTAGTTTGCTTTCTCAGCGTTGATAAACTCAACGAGAGTCTTAGCTTGACTTGACGAGATTGTCATACCAAACATGTGTTTGTTCCTTTACTATAGTACATTCAACTCAGAATGTCAATTAAGGTATATACCGTTATTACAGACAATATCGAATCTAGAACTTGCAGACATATTCGCAGTGCCTGATGCACTCATAACAAAATCGTTTGTGTTTATCTTTACATCGCTACTGCCTGTCTGAAGTTCCCAACCTACTCCGCTACTGGTTGAGGTATTCATTTTAGGTGGTGCTCCACCCTCTATGCAATCAATATTGTTGCCATGGGTAGTGGTCTTTGCCTTCCCTTGGACTTCTGTAAAACTATTTCTGCCAATACTACTGTAGTGGCACCCATCGACGTTGAATCGGAGATCACCCGCTGATTCTATAGCGAACGTACCTCCTTCTTTATTCATTCTGATCACACGGTTACCATTTATAACCTCTGTTAATTGACCCCCTGCCAACATGTCTAGGTGAGCGAAGGTCATTCTTTGGTTAACAGAGTTAGCTATGACTCTGAGTTCGTTGTCGCTATTGATACCAATATTAGATGCTGAATCTATACTGATAGTGCCACCAACCTTAAGTTGGTATTCACCGTCAACTCTGTCATATCTGTTGCCCTCTACCTCTGTGTGTAGATCTCCTTCTACATTAAGGTGAGCATCACCGATAACTTGAATGATAAGTTTGTCTTCCTTTTTGTTTTTACCGACCTTAAGGGTGGTCGTCTTGTCACTATTTAGGTGTAAATCTCTTGAACTGATGACATATGTATCAGATAGCTCGTCCATTTCAAAGACAGAACCAGTCTTACCATTGATTAATCTTATTCTTTCACCATCTTTTGAGTTGTCAAATTCTAGTACATGACCAGCTGAAGTGACTGTAACCCAGTTCTTTGGGTAGTTCGTAATATGTTGAGGATTATTATTACTCTCCTCATTACCATCGAACAACTCTGTCTGTGATGTATCCTGTCTGGCCATTAGTATCCTCCTCCACCACCGCTACTAGGTGGGTTGCTCTGTTGTGGTGGTGTTGTATTGTCTGTAGGTGGATCCACTGTAACAGGTGTATCTGGTGTCTCTGTAATACCACTTGCTATGCTAGTTGTACCCCCTGATGGGTCTGACACACCTGATACCTGTGCTACCTCTTGTGCTACTGGTGTGTCAGGTGGATGTCCTACACAATCAATGTAAGTCTGAGATTCAAATACCTCATTGAACTTAGTAGGTCCTACGTACTGATATGTAGGAACTATATCAGCACCATATCCTTCTGGATCAACGATCCGTGGTCTAACAAATCCTATTGTTTTGGTTGTGATAGTTGGTGTTAGTAATCTACCCTGTGTATCTGTAGATATATCTCCTATCTCATTAGGTCCGACATATATCTTAGGTTTCTTGTACCCTTTACCAACGTTAGTGATGTCGATAGTATCAAGAACTGGTATGATGTCATCACAGTTAGCGTACAATGCTGTAGCATTAGCAGGAATAGCGAGGTCATAGAACTCTGTCTGTGGGTTGAGTGTAAATTTATATGTGCCACCAGCTGTCTGTATCTTTAAACCTGGTGGAATGTAGGCAGTCTTCTCTAGTGTTGCTAGAGCAACATAACCAGTATTATTATAGTTGTAATCTATTACCTGTAACACTCCTTCGTTTGGATCTCCATCCTCTTCCTGATAGAAAAGAATGTCACCTGTTTCAGCATAGTCTTGTAAATCTAGGTTGTCTATGAGGAAGAACTTCTGCTCTCTTGGGCAGTATGTATTGTCTGGATCTAATCCATATCCTACGCCTGGTTTGTTCACCCGTATCTTTTCTATCTGCCCGTTCTTGATGATAGGAGTTAGATCAGCACCTGTACCCTCTGGTTCATTACATGAGAACATTGCTCTGACTTTAGCAGTTGTATTGATATTGGATCCTTTGTTTCTCATTAATATACCAACCATAGCACCTATGTCATCAATGATAGGTAGTGCTCTGATCAGACTTGTGGACTGTGCATTGTCAAAAATTAATTCTGGGAAGCAAGGTTTCTTACGTGTGTTTTCTGGACTACAGTTTAGAGTCTCAAAGTTGATCGTACCATCTGAAGCACGTATAGGATACACACTGTCAAATTTCTCTACTAAACTCTTGCCCTTCTCAAACGTCTTGTCAGTTACACCAGTTCCAGCTGCTCCAACTTCTGCGAACTCACCGTTCTTGGTGTTGAATGCTTTCTTGACAAGTTTGCCATCTATCAACTTAGTGACTGGAACCCATCCACGTGAATTAGGTATAGCTGTACCAATTAACTGAGTCTTACCATCTTTCAAGGCACTCTTAGCTGCGTCACTATACTGACTCATCTGTTTCTTTTGCTTATCTCCTTCACTCTCTTTAGGACCTGATCCTGTCTCAAATGTTGATAGTCCAAGAGCACAAGATAGATCTCCTTCACATACCATGTCAACTAAGTCCAAAATTTTATTTGAGATCTGTTGAATAAGAGCAGCGTTGTTCTTAATAGCACTCAATGCACCATCAAGGATGCCCAGTGCAGTGTCAATGCCCTTCATTAACTTGTCCATCAATCCACCGAACAGCTCAGAGAATAGATCTTTTGCGAAGCACAATGCAGCGTCGAGTGCTTGTCCAATAAGATCATTCAGTAGTCCACCGATGACATCAGCCAGTTCATTGAAAATTTGTTTGAAGAGACAGTTAACAAGATCTCCAATATTTTTGAGTTGTTTCACAGCTGGATCTAACAAATCTGGATCAGGAATCTTAATGTCGTTGATGACCTCCTGTATGTGCTTCTGTGTCTCTTTTAATACTGTACCCTTCACGTTAGCAAGCACACCACCCATGAATCCCTGCATCCTATCTTGGATAGCTTCTATTTCTCCAGCTAAGTCTTCTATCTTACCAGTCTGTTTGTTTATAAACTCACCTATATCATTCTTTTCTATACCTCTAGCAAACTTTAGGAACTCAGCAGTAGCACCCTTAATCTTCACATCTGCGGGTGTACCACACTTACCATTACCTACATGTATAGTATATTTCTTTCTCTCATCTGCGGCTTTCATTGCCTCAGTTTGCTTCTGTGCTTCACCACGTTCGTTGACAGTTGAGACTGTATTTTCCTCAGTGGTCTGTGTTACAGGTCCGCTTGCGTTACCTGTGGTTGGATCAGTGATTGTTGTGTCAGCTGTACCACCTACGATACCACCACCTGTACCATGTTTATCTGGATCATAGTCTGGTGCATGTATTTGTTGATATCCTTTACTACTTTGTTCTGGTAGTTTAGTGTATATGTCCTTCGGGTTCTGGTCACTGATACTACCCATGACCACTGGTATCTGGGCTGAGGATCCATCCATAAAGAATCCAACTACCCATGAGCTAACCTGTAACTGTTGAATAGTACCCATACCACTCTTCATGGCATAGACAGCTGGCATGATACAAGATGCCCACGGTAAATCTCTGGTTGGTAGTACCTCTTTATCTGGGTTATGATACCCTACGATTCTTACCTTAACTTTACCTGTATAATCGTAATCTTTAGACTGCGAACCATCATGGTCTGGATCTGACCCGTCGTTCTCGACTTGTCCTATCCACCAATTAAATCCATCTTTACCGATGGCATGTGCAGCACTTTCTAAATTCATCCTATACTATCTCTGTATACTGTGACTCTCGTGGTCATGGTATCTCTTTCTGTCAAAAATTGACGATAGATTTTACCTACTATGTAGCGACCACTGACCTCTGGATCTGCGTCACCTGATCTAGGATCCATCTTGTTTATCTCTACTACCTGTCCAATATATAAATCCTGACTACCCTCATAGTCGAAGGTTCCAGCCTGATTAAAAAAGAATTGATTTCTTATCATACTCTGACTGAGTTGTCTTGTCAAATCCTGTGTGTATGTACCCTCTGTATACATTGCTGTGTCCATGACTTTTGACATAATTCTGGTTGGTCTACCACCACCTAATTCTTCACCACCAAATCTTTTGTAGAACTCTGGTAAGTCTGCCTGTGGGTTTAGTTTCTTCATCTCAGGGTAGAAATCATTAATAAAGAAAGGTATCTCCTCATACTTAAAGTCTTTCATGTCCAGAGTATATGTAGCACTAGCATAACTACCAAGGTTTAGACCACGAAAGATGTCACTTGTACCTGATAGTGTGAACCCACTTATATAAAGGTCGTCAGAATCTTCTTCCTCTTCCATATTAATATTGATCACTCTCTCTGTCTCTTGATCAACTAACCCATCCATTGCTTTGAAATGGTATCCATCCCTGTCCTCATAGAACAAGAACCCCGCACTACTCTTTCCACTACCACCTTCTAATATAGATCTCCATGACAACCAGGTAATGATAGTATATGGATCCCAGTATGGACTAACAAATGATAATTTAGTTTGTGACTTATCAAAATCTAATACCTTATCTGTTTTTAATTCATCAGTTAGTAGTCCTTGTACGATCTCATGTGTGGGTTGACCACCACCTTTACCAAATCTCTTTGATATCTTTGTAGCACTATTTTTTACAGCATCTGGACTGACACAATATACTGTTGCTTGCGACTGTTTACCATCTATGACCATACGATCTTGTATGTCATATACAACCATACTATATGTAATTACATTCTCTTCTGCATCTTTCCATGAAATATCTAGAGGTTCCATACCCATTAACTGACCTAAGATACCACTTGATGAGTCATTTAATTTTAGAACCAGTAGAACATTTGCCTTAGTAATATCCTCATAATAATGTAACTCCATTAACTGATTAAGGTTAAAAGGTTGTACAAGGATACCTGTCTCGTTTGTATCTGGGTCATACGTAGACAAACCTATCTTTAAATCTAGTAGCTCAAAATTTGCTTTCTTCATACGTCGTGTGGTGTCTCCCCTCCATGTACAGTAGTAAGACTATGAGCAAGATACTTACTAACTCTGATTTCTGTAGGTGCTATTGTATTAGTGGGTCTATTCACTCCTGAGCCCTTCTGCATCTGAGTAACGATCTCTTTAAGTCTCGCGGCTGCTGCCCTGCCACCCTCAGTCTTCTCATCATTTATCATCATGGTAGTTTTCTCAGTCAGGTTAGACTGATTATTCGCAACGACTTGGTTCGTAAGATTGTTTATATCTTGTTTTTCGTATTGACTACCTTCTGATGCAGGTTGTACTTTACCTAATAATTTAGTTATGAATCCACTAGCAGCTTTGATACCCCTAACTTGAGGAGTATTCATAAACATATTTTTTGCACCCTGTGTGATATTACTGATAGTGTTTTTCATAGCATCTATCTTAGTATCACCCTGTGTTGACAACTGATCAGGTGCTAGTTTTGGATGTTCTGCACCACCCGCACCAAGTGAAGGTCCTCCCTTCATCATTTCCTGCATCTTGAGGACTGCTAGTTGTGTCTCAGTAGGATTATCGGGGTCATAAGGTTCACCCGCAACCAGTACTTGACTTGAACTCTCAGTGCCAGATGATTGAGTAACCTGTGTTTGTGTCTGCTGCTTCTTCTTCTTCCTACCGCCACCAAACAT